TAAAGTTAAGAATATTTGGTATATTAGGTGGAACCGTTTGGTTGGGATATGCAATGTTGTTAGGAACGGTATCATTAGCAGTATTAAACTTTATAATTATATGCATACAAGTATATCATATAAGAATACTATTAAAAGAAAAAAAATAAATGAGTAAGTTAATAAATCTATTCGGTGGACCTGGTATTGGAAAATCTTCCATTGCTGCAGGTATAACTTACAAATTAAAAAAGAAACACATAAGTTGTAATAACCCTTATGAATTCCCAAAAAGATTAGCATGGGATAAGAACATACCAGCTATATCAGACCAGTTGTATGTATTTGCTAATCAACATAGAGGGATAGCAGAATGTTATGGTAAGGTAGATTATATAGTGATTGATTCACCAATTTTATTCTCTACAATTTATCACAGATATTATACAAAAGGATATCCTGCTGAATTTTACAAACAACCCTTTCACGATTTCGTAATTGATTTACATAATCAGTATGATAGCGTGAACATTCTTTTAGAAAGAAGTGAGGGAAGTCATAATGAAAAAGAAAGATATCAAGATTTAGAAGAATCGGTTGCTATCGATACATTATGTAAACAAGTATTAGATGATATTGGAGCACCATATCACACAATAAAGGTAGGACCCAAATCTGTAAAAAAAATATTAAAGTTATTATGATTCATTTTTTTGGAGACTCATTTACATTTTGCCAAGGTTGTACACCAGAGCATGAATATTATAAAAGAACATATGATGGTACTCAGAAAACCTGGATAAAATTAATTAGCGAATATCAAAATGATAATTATAAGAATTATGGTATACCAGGTGTTGGAAACCAAAAAATAATAGACTCGGTTATAGAAAATATTAAAAATATAAAATCAGGTGATATAGTTTTTCTTTCTCGTACACATGATGAAAGATTACAAATGCCTCACAACAACCACTTCATAGATATTTTACCCGGAATGTATAAGATGGAATATGAAGATGATGAAGCTGATTACTACAAAACAATTGAGGATTATGTAAAATTTATTTTATTTCCTCACTTTGAAGGAGTTACTAATCGATATGATAGGTTATTTAGTAATATTACCCAATACTTCGAATCAATAGATGTAAAATGCATTAGATGGGATGTAGAGAATCATACTATCAGAGATGGACAAGCAATATATTCTATAATATCAGATGAGTATCCTGATATAAAAGATTCACATTGGTCTTGGAAGGGACATGAATCATTCTTTGAAGGTATAAAAACACTACTTTAATTTGGATAATTAAATTATTTTTCGTATATTTACATAGTAAATAAGATAAGATATGATATTCGACCCACAAAACCAACTTACAGATGAAGAGTTAAACAAATTAGGTAAAGAAGATTTTGATGGATTCTTAGAATATATTGATGGACAAGCGGCTCATCTAAAACAGTTCACTAAACCACTTTCTTCATATCATACAAAAAGATTCGCATCACTTGAAAAAGCATCTCAAGGTAAAACTATAAGTGATGATGAATTGAAAAAAGCTGAAACTATTGGTAAGAAAAACGAACAGAAGGCTTTTGATAAAATAAAAGAAAGATTCGATGAGCTAGAAAAGGATAATCCTAAATACACAGACGAAGGAATTAAGAACATAAAGACTAATAGGTCACAATGGTTTGATTAATGATATATGAATTTGAAAATGATGTAAAAGAACATATACAGTATTTTTATGATAATTATGAAAATATATGTAACTTCAATGAATATGATGAAAAAACCTTTTCAGTTGATTCGCCTCTTTATGTATATGGACAGGAAGTAATGGGGTTACCCAATACTAAAAATAATTTAATTAAAAGAGTAGATAAAATTAGAAGCTCGGGTGAAAGTTGTTACATTTCAACAAGCACGATAACACCATCAGAATATGAATTACATCCACTAGCTTCTTTACATATACATTGGTTTGAATTTCATCAAAGATATAATATAGCTTGGAATTTTAAAAGTGCAAACCAAGCATTTGATAGTAATACTTACGATTACAGAAAAGAATTAGTATTTGATAAAACTATTAAATCAATTTTATCTATAAGAAAGAAAACACATAAAAGAGATTATTTGTTTAGTAAGCTAAATTATGATGAATTTTCAAGTAATATATTAAGATACGCTAGATATATAAATAACCCTTCTAATGAAACTAAAAATGATATTGAACTTGCAAATAAATTTCCATCTTGGAATGAATTACAAAAAGAATACAAAAGTTCTATATTTTCATTTATAATAGAAACCGATTCTAAAGATAGACTAGAAAATGATTGTCAAATGAGTGAAAAAACTATAATGGCTTTTATGAATGGCACCATACCAATAATAATTGGAAGAGAAAATAATGTTAAACTACTTAAAGACTTGGGATTTTATGTTTGGAACGATGAGTTTGGGTATGGAGATTCTGATAAAAGTTTATGGTGGAAAGATAGGGTAAGTGGATTTGTGAAATGTTATGATAATGTAAAAAAATTATCATTTGAAGAAAGTAAAAAATATTGGTTAGATAATAAAGATAAAGTACAAAAAAATTACGATATCATATCTAACCTAATTGTAAAAAAATGGAATTAAATAAATAAAAATTATGGCAGATATATTAGGACAACAACAAAAACAACCACAGGTAGATTTAAAACAAGCCAAAGAAATGGTTTGTACAAGTGATGAATGTGATGGAAGTGTATTCATACAAGGAACTAAATTCTTGAAATTATCAAAAATAGCAACAGGACAAGCTAAGGATGCAATAATCCCAGTCGAATTATATCTATGTGGGGATTGTGGAGAAATCAACGCAGATTTACTACCTGATGAATTAAAACCAATTATAACATAATATGGCTAAATCACTATTTGACCACATAAAAGCAATTACAAACGAGCAAAATCCAGACTATTGGGCAACTTTAGATGATGGAGATAAGAAAACTTGGAGTAATTATATGATTCATAGATTTCTTTCTATGAACAAAGATTGGATTCAAGTTCTTTCAGAAATACAACCATATACCCAAGTATTGGAACCCAAGCAACTTTATCTTGCTCTCATTGGATTACTTCCAAAGGGTAGACATTATCTAAAATATACTAAAGGTAAAAATGATAAAAAATATGAAGGATGGTTAGTAGATTTGGTTATTAAAGAATTTACTTGTTCTAAGAAAGAAGCATTAGAATATCTTGAAATATTTTATGCAACTAAAGAAGGTAGAGAAAATGTAAAGTATATCTGTGAAAAGTATGGTATTGAAAAAAAACAAATAACAAAACTGAAATTAAAGGTTTAAATATTTGGATTTCTCAATTATTTTTCGTATCTTTACATAGTAAAAGATAAAGTAATATGGCAAGAGTAAGTTATTCTCAGTATGGTATGTATAGTTCATGCCAACAACAATATAAACTAAATTATATTGATAAGTTAGGAACATCCTCAGCAAACATCCACACAATTTTCGGTAGTGCAATGCACGAAACAATACAACACTTCTTAGATGTGATGTATAATGTTACAAAGAAACAAGCACTTCAATTAGATTTGGAGAAAATGTTATACAAACAAATGGTAGAACATTTTACTAAGGAATCTGAGAAGATGGAAGATGGTATGTATCCATGTAAAAAAGAAGAGTTAGGTGAATTCTTTGAAGATGGTAAAGCAATTTTAGGATACTTTATATCTAAATTAGATAAGTTATATACCAAGACTGGTTACGAACTTGTAGCAATAGAACAGAGATTGAATGCTGAGATTAAACCTGGTGTTCATTTTATTGGTTTTATTGATGTACTTCTAAAAGATAAAACTACACAAGATTATATTATCATTGACTTGAAAACTTCAACAAGAGGTTGGAACAAATATCAAAAGAATGATAAGATAAAAACCTCTCAGATGTTATTATATAAAAAGTTTTATTCAGATAAGTACGATATACCTTTAGATAAAATCAAAGTAGAATATCAGATACTTAAAAGAAAATTATGGGAGGGTACTGATTTCCCTATACCAAGAATATCTAAATTTGTACCTGCTAATGGTAGACCCTCAATGAATATGGCTTGGAAAGGATTTATGAACTTTGTTGATTCTGTTTATGGTGATGCTGGTGAAATAATTCAAACCGAGTTTCCAACTAACAAGGGTAAACCATGTGATTGGTGTGAATTCAAAACAAGAAAACTTTGTTCTATTTGGCAATAATATCATCCGTTTTTTATATTTGTATATATTTATATAAAAACATATAAAAGGATAGTTATGGCAGATACAAAATTGACAACCGTAAAAATAGTAAAAGATATTTACTCTTCATTTAAGAGAATATCTTTTGATTCGAATATCACACTTCAAAAATTAGTAAACCGTTCTGTACACAAGTATATAAACGAAGAAGAGTTTAGAGGAGATATAAACAATTACACAGAACTACAAGTTAGTGGTTCACAATTTTAATTATGAAACGAGAAGATAACGGCAATACCCAACTTAATACTATTCGTAGTGAGTTCAACGATAGGGTTGAAAACAAAACCTACTTAGGTAATACGATACGAGTAAAGTTAAACTCAAAAAGACGTTACAGAACAATTTAATAACATTTTAATGGCAAAAAAGAAAAAGATTTTACTACTCTCAGATGACTTAAGAATGTCATCGGGTATAGCAACTGTATCCAAAGAATTTGTATTTGGAAACTTCGATAAATTCGATTGGGTTCAATTAGGAGCTGCAGTTAATCATCCAGATAAAGGTAAAGAAATTGATTTAGGAGAGGATGCTCGTAAAGCGAGTGGTATAAAAGATGCTTCTCTTAAAATCATTCCATGGAGTGGTTATGGGGATGCAAATATTCTAAGAGAATTGATAATGAGACATCAACCCGATGCTATACTACACTTTACAGACCCAAGATATTGGAGATGGTTATATGAAATGGAAGCTGAAGTTAGACAAAATATTCCAATCTTATTTTATCATATATGGGATGATTTACCAGACCCACATTACAATAGAAATTACTACGAAAGTTGTGATTGGTTAGGATGTATCTCAAGACAAACTTATGGTATTGTAAGTAGAGTTGGTAAATTAGAATCAGAAACAATTAAACCGTTAGAGGATTCACAAGTATCTTATGTACCCCATGGTATCAATTCAACATTATATAGACCAGTTGAAGTACCAGCTGAATTTAAGAAACAAGTTACTGGTGGTAAGGATTATAAGTTCATTCTATTTTGGATGAATAGAAATATCAAAAGAAAACAACCATCAGATGTTATTTGGGCATTCAAAAAGTTTAGAGATGGATTACCTAAGAAAGACCAAGATAAAGTTTGTCTGATAATGCATACAGCACCTAAAGACCAAAATGGTACAGATTTAATTGAAGTACAAAAAAGAATAGCACCTGATTGTGATATAAAGTTTTCAACAGATAGAATTAACCAAGAGCAATTAAATCTTCTTTATAACATAGCAGATTGTACAATCAATATTGCAGGTAACGAAGGGTTTGGATTAACAACTGCTGAATCAGTAATGGCAGGAACACCAACAATCATTAATGTTACTGGTGGATTACAAGACCAATGTGGATTCAAAAAGAAATCGGATGGTAAATACTTTACTGCAGAAGATTATAAAGAAATTGGTTCACTTCACAATTACAGAGAGTGGGAAGATAAAGTAACTCATGGTGAATGGGTAAAACCAGTTTGGCCAAGAGTTCAAACAATGGTTGGTTCTATTCCAACTCCGTATATCATAGATGATAAAGTAGATGTATATGAAGTTACAGATGCAATTAGATATTGGTATGATAAAACACCTAAAGAAAGAAAAGAAGCTGGATTAGTAGGTAGAAAAGAATTCATGGGTGAAATGGGATTGAATTCAAAAAACCAAAACAAACAGATGGCAGATGGTATTTTACAAGCAATAGAGAATTGGAAACCAAAACAAAAGTTTAACGTATATAAATTAAGATAATGAGTAAACCTTTATTAGTATTTCAAGCACCAATAGCAACAAGAAGTGGTTATGGTGACCATTCAAGAGATATTCTCAAATCACTATTTGATTTGGATAGATATGATATAAAAGTAGTACCAACGAGATGGGGTAATACACCACAAGACCAGATTAATCCACAGACTGAGTTTGGGCAGAAGATATTACAAAATATTGTAACTCAATTAGATAGACAACCTGATATTTTCATACAAGTATCAGTTGCAAATGAGTTTAGAAAAGTTGGTAAATATAATATTGGTATAACTGCTGGTGTAGAAACTACGATTGCACCACAAGAGTTTATACAAGGTTCAAATAATATGGATTTAATTATTACTCCATCTCAATTTACTAAAGATGTATTAGTTAAAACTTCATTTGACCAAGTTGATAAGAATACTAAACAAAAAGTAGGAGAATTAAAATTACAGAAACCAGTTGAAGTTTTATTTGAAGGAGTTGACACTACAATATTCAATGCTAAATCATCTAAATCGATATTAGATTCAGTTGATACTGATTTTAACTTTTTATTTGTAGGACATTGGCTATCGGGAGATTTAGGACATGATAGAAAAGATGTAGGAATGATGATTCAAACATTCTGTACAGTTTTCAAAGATTTACCAAAGAAACAACAACCTGGTCTTATCTTAAAAACATCACAAGCAGGATTTTCAGTAATGGAACGAGAGGGAGTATCTAATAAAATTAAAGATGTTACAAATCAATTTGGTGATAAATGCCCTCCTATTCATTTAGTGTTCGGAGATTTATCTGAATCAGAACTTAATGATTTGTATAATGATGATAAAGTAAAAGCAAAAATAATGTTCACAAAGGGTGAGGGTTATGGTAGACCACTTGCAGAGTTTGCAACAACAGGTAAACCAATTATAGTTTCTAAATGGAGTGGTCATACAGATTTCTTACCAGAAGAAAATACTGTTTATTTAGAAGGTGAGTTAAAAGAAGTACATAAATCAGCAGCAAATAAATTCTTATTAGAACAATCAAAGTGGTTTAATGTAGATTACTCAAAAGCAGCTGGTAATATATTTGATGTATTTAAAAATTACAAGAAACATCTCAAAAAATCAGAAGGATTAAAAGTTAATATAAATAAAAACTTTACATTAGATAGTATGACATCTAAGTTGGGTGAAATACTTGATAAATATGTAAAAGTACAACAGAAAGTAGAACTTAAATTACCTGAAATTAAAAAACTGTAATGAATGGCGTTTACAAGACAATATAAATCATTTCTAAGACCTGAGAAGAGAGTACCTCGTTCTCAAATAAGACCAAGAAATATTTATCGTATAACCACTTATAAAGGAGGAGAACCAGCAACAAGAAGTGGTGAAGATGCAAGATATATTTTTGTAATTGGTATTGTTAATAATAAGGTTCATGCAATCAAACTTAATCCAATTAAACCAATTGATTTTACTAACTTTATTGGTAGATTGAGAGAAAAAAGAATACCAATAGGTTCAGACCAAGCATTAGAACTTCTACTAAAAAGGTTTTCTAAAGATGGTAGTTCTTTATTTGAAACATATGTTAAGAATAATTCTAAATTATATTCTCGTTCACTTGGAAATTATAGAACTTACATTTTAAATAATATCGTAAATGTATATGAAATTAGGTTTGAAGAAGATGTACTTAGAAGATTATTTAATGAACCTGGTAACGCATCTACTCGTAGAGAAATTTTAAAAGATGAAATGAACGAAGATATAGCAGATACCCCTGATGTTAAAGATAGACCTGATAATTAATTTTTATAAAAATGAATATATCATACGCAATAACAGTACATAATGAGTTAGAAGAACTAATGAAGTTATTAGATTTTCTAAATAACAATATCAGAGAAGAGGATGAGGTTGTAATTCAATATGATGAAGGTGGAGTTACTAATGAGGTTTTAGAATTTCTTAAAATAAAACAAAAAATCCATGGATATACTGTTGTAGGATTTCCTTTAAATAAAGATTTTGCATCTTATAAAAATAATCTTAAAGAAAATTGTAAAGGTGATTATATCTTTCAGATAGATGCAGATGAGATTCCACATGAAGTTATGATAGCATATCTACCAGAAGTATTGGAATCAAATCCAGTCGATATCATTTTTGTACCAAGAGTAAATACAGTTGAAGGATTATCCCAAAAACACATTAGTAAGTGGAGATGGAATGTAAATGAAAAGGGTTGGGTTAATTGGCCAGATTACCAAACAAGAATTTATAAGAATACAGAAGATGTAACTTGGATGAACAAAGTACACGAAAAAATTACAGGTTATGATACATTCTCAAACTTCCCAGCGGAAGAACATTGGGCATTATATCATCCAAAACAAATAGATAGACAAGAACAACAAAATAAATTTTATGACACAATTTAAACCATTGGGAGATAGAGTCCTAGTAAAGCCAATTAAAAAAGAGGAATCAAAAACAAAGAGTGGAATCATTATATCGGAATCAATGACACAGAACCAAAAAGTAAATGGTGAAGTTATAGAAATCGGTACAGGTATCTTTTCACAGAATGGTGATAGAATACCAATGACTGTAAAGAGAGGTGATGTTGTAATGTATGAAAAAGGACAAGGTACAAACGAAATTAAAATAGATGATGAAACATATCTTCTATTTAATGAACACCAACTTATAGGAATAGTAAGTAAGTAATGTTTGTAGAAACTAAAAAAAGAACAATATTAAAAACTTTCAGTTGGAGGATAGTAGCAATACTAAACTCCTTCTTAGTATTAACAGTTAACGTAACAGATAACAACTTTTTAAATGCACTTTATATGAACATCACAGGTTTCATTGTGTATTATTTTTTTGAAAGACTTTGGAATAAAATAAAATATGGAAAGCAACAACTATGAAAATATTAGTAACAGGAGGAGCTGGTTTTATAGGAACTAACCTCATTAAAAGATTATTACAAGAAGGTCATGAAGTGGTATCACTTGATGATTACGAAACAGGTACAGAGGATAACCATGTAGATGGTGCTAATTATGTACTTGGTGATATTGAATCACTTATGTATTGGAAAGGTAAGGATTTTGATTTAGTGTATCATTTAGCAGCACTAAGTAGAATCCAACCTTCATTCGAGGACCCATCAGAATGTTTTAGAGTAAATGCACAAGGTTCACAAGTTGTAGCAGAATGGGCAAGATTAAACGATGTAAAAGTAGTTTACGCTGGTTCATCTTCAAGATGGCATGACCCATTTCAATCACCATATGCAGCATTCAAACATATGGGTGAAGAGGTATTCAAACTATACAGACAAACTTATGGTATCGATGCAGAGATTTGTAGATTCTATAATGTATATGGACCAGATGAAATCATTGAAGGTGATTGGGCAGCAGTGATTGGTATATGGAGGAGACAAGTTAGAGATGGTGAAAAGATTACAATCATTGGTGATGGAGAACAAAGAAGAGATTTCACTCATGTTGTAGATATAGTTGATGGGTTATATAAGGTAGGTATGGGAAATGAAAAACATGAAGATGCATGGGAACTTGGTTGTGGTGTAAACTACTCAATCAATGAAATGTTTGGAATGTTTAAAGAAAAGTTTCCACAGATTGAATCACTTTACTTACCAGACCAAGCAGGTAATTATAGAAAAACTCTAAGAGAGAATAATGATTTATTAGATAGATTAGATTGGAAACCACAAGATAGATTAAGAGATTATATTCAATCATTATGATAGGAATAGTAGGGCAGGGTTTTGTAGGTAATGCAGTTTATCAGAAGTTTAAGAATTACTATGATGTTCTTACTCACGATAAAGATGATACCAAATCAACATCTACGCTTGGTAATATGGTTCATTTATGTAACACCATATTTTTATGTTTACCAACTCCAATGAAATCAGATGGTAGTTGTGATGTATCTATACTTGAAAATATATTACAAGAAATAGATTTAATTGCAGATAATTATGAATTTGGAGTAACTAAAAGAACTATTGTAATCAAATCAACAATCTCACCAGGTACAACTCAAAAATGGAATAATAAATACGAATCACTTAGATTAGTATTTAATCCAGAATTTCTTACAGAAAGAAATGCAGTAAAGGATTACGAAAATCAAAATAGAATTATATTAGGAGGACCAAGACCTGCAACAACTGAATTGAAACAGATATTTTCAAAGGTATTCCCAAAAGCACATATAATTAAAACTGATTCTACTCACGCTGAAATGGTGAAATACTTAACAAACAATTTTCTTTCAGTAAAAGTATCATTCGCAAATGAGATGTATCAGTTATGTGATAAATTAAATATTGATTACGATAAAGTTGTAGAATATGCAACTATGGATGATAGGTTAGGTAAATCTCATTGGAATGTACCAGGTCATGATGGTGATTTTGGATTTGGTGGACATTGTTTCCCCAAAGATTTAGCAGCAATACTTAATCTAACTGAAGAGTTAAAAACAGTTAATAATGTATTATGTGCAACTCAAGAAACTAACAACAATGTTAGAAAAGATAGGGATTGGGAAAAAATGAAAGGAAGAGCAGTATCATGAGCAAAAACTTAATATTCATACCAGCTTATAATGGATGGGATACAGAATTACCTGAATGTATCGAATCTTGGAAATGGTATGCTAACAAACACAATATAGATTTAATCATAGCAAATGATAAAATTGAGTATGATTTCGAACCATGGGGTAATGGTGTATGGGAACGGTGGTTTGATAAAAGATTAGTTGATGCTGATTACGATAAGATTGCATTTGTAGATGCAGATACAATGATTAGATGGGATGCTCCTAATTTCTTTAACGAGTTCAAAGATAAATCAGCAGTAGTTGTTAAAGATGCCGGTAACTCTGGTGAATTTCATTTAAATCAATGGGTTGAAGTAAATCCAAATATTAAAACTCCACCTGAGAATTATCATAACAATGGATTTCTATTTTTAAGTAAAGAAAATTATATTAAGATTAGAGAGAATATGAAACCTTACTATGATTATTGGTGTAGTTTTTATAGAACACAACCAACCGGTCCAAATGCAGTAGAACAAACACCAACAAATATATTATTCTATGAATTATTTGAAGATGAGATACATTATACTGATTTCATTTGGAACAATATGGTTATGGTAAAGTATGATGATGGTTCATTTATAAATGATTCTTATATTTGGCACTTTACAGGTCCAAGAATGGGAGGACATCAAAATAAAAAAGAAGTAGTATTACAAATTTGGAATTACGTTAAGGAAAACTATGAGTAAACTACCAATATCAGTTGGAATACTTTCGTGGAATGCACCACAAACGTTAATTGAAACTCTAACTTCATATTTTGAAAGAGAGTTTTTACATAATGTAACTGATGTATGTATTCTATTCAACGAAGTATCAGATGAAGATAAGAAAGTTGCCGAACATTTTGGTATTCCTTACATTGGTAAAGAAACTAACATTGGTATTGGTAAGGCATTTAAAGAACTAACCGAACAATCTAAAACAGATAATGTTTTAATATTAGAAAATGATTGGCAACTAATCGAAAGTTTAGAAACCACAATACAAAGATTACAGAGTGGATTGGATTTATTAAATAGTGGTGTTGATGTAATAAGATACAGACATAGGAGAAATCCTGGTCATCCACATTTTTCATTTCAATACAAAGGTAGAGAATTAGATTATTACGATGATTGGCACGAAGTTACCTCACCCCATTTATTGGATGCCATTCATTGGATTGAAGAACCTGATAAACAATTTGAAGGTTTGATAAGTAAAAATGGTGAGTACTATACAACAACTTCACGATATGGTAATTGGACAAATAATCCTTGTTTATACAAAAAGGATTTTTATCTCAAAGTTATTGAACCATTTATGGGAGAAGGAATTGATTTAGAAAGAAAGATTGCATATTGGTGGCCAAGACAAGAATTCAAAGTAGTTCATGGAGAAGGATTGTTTACGCATAAGGATATAGCAAAATATGGAAAATAATTTAAATAAAAAAAAGTAATAATGGCAAACGTAAAAGCAAAAGCAGACAAAGAAAGTTCATCATCAGATGTAAAATATTCATTCTTCGCAGGAAGATGGCAACCACTACACAAAGGACACCTTTGGTTAATCAATGAAAGATTAAAAGAAGGATATAATGTTTGGTTAGGAATTAGAGATGTAAAACCAGATGAAAAGAATCCTTGGACAGCAGAACAAATCTTAGAAATGGTAAAAGAAGGTGAGTTAAAAGAACTCATTGAAGAAGGTAAAGTTTTACCAACTATTATACCAGATATCGAATCTATCAACTATGGTAGAGGAGTTGGGTATGATATTATAGAGCACGTACCACCACAAGAAATCGGTGATATATCAGCAACTTCTATAAGAAATCAAATGAAAAAAGATGGTAAATTATAATGGTAGCTAAAAAAAGACACATACTAAAAACTATCAGTTGGCGAGTTATAGGTACATTAGATACTATGATTCTTTCTTGGATTATTACCGGTTCGTTAAAGATTGGAATGGCAATAGGTGGAGTAGAAGTTATAACAAAAATGATTCTTTATTATTTCCACGAAAGAATTTGGTACAAATATAGTAAATTTGGTATAAAAAAATAAAATGATTATATTAGGATGTATTACAAAATATAAACCAATTGATATCCAACCATACGTTGAATCAATTGAAGATAGTGGATATCAAGGAAGAAAAGTTATGATGGTATATGATGTACCAAATGATACTATTGATTATCTAAAAGCAAAAGGATGGGATTTATATGGAGGTAAATTAAATCAGCATATAATCTTACAAAGATTCATTGATTGTTATAAACTTCTTGAAACTATGAAAGGGGAGATTGTAATTTGGACAGATGTTAAAGATGTAATATTTCAAAAAGACCCTTCCACTTGGATAGAAAAGAATAAAAAGAAACCT